GGCCGGGCTGAGGCATTTTTACGATCTGGCCCTGGAACGAAAGCACAATCTCCGGCGGGACTTCGAGGCTTATTACGCCGATGTGCTGGGGGATCGTGGATTCCGTTTCGACAAGCTGACCGCCGCCACCGGCAAGAAAAAGCTGCTCTCCTCCGCCGAGGAAGCCCTGGTCGAGGAAGCCCGCAAACTCGGCTGGCAAGGCAAGACATTGCCCTTCGACAGCGGCGACGTGGAGGATCAGAACGCGCTGATTTTCACCGAAACCTTCAAAGGGAAAAAGCGCACCGTGGTCAAGATGAAGATCCGGCCGGACACCGACCGCCGCATCGACGAGCTGCTGCGCAAGTACGTGCAGACCACTGCCGGAGAAAAGGGGCAACCGCTAAACGAAGACAACTTTTTCGAGACCGTTCTGGACGCCGTCAAGAACGTCAATTTCCACGTCGGTGACGGCAAGTACAACCGGACCAAGATCGACAAGGCCCTGCGCCTGCGCAAGAAACTCGAGGCCCTGCAAAAAAGCGCCGATCCCAAGGTCAAAGAAATGGCGGACCACTATCTGAAATGGGTCAAGGAGATCGAGGAGTCCGTCGATTGGGACCGGGCCACCAACGGTGTTTTCGAGCAGTACCTGCCCAAGCTCGACGCACAGAAACCCAAGGAGAAACCGCCGTTCAAGGTGGAACGCGGCAAGGTGACCCACGCCAAGCGTAAGATCGGTTCCGGCACCATCAGCGTCGAGGCCGACGACGTCGACAACCGGACCCTGTTCAATCACAACTCCCGCATGCAGGACGGGCATCAGTACACCGTGACTTTCGAGGACGGCACCCGAGTCCGCTATCGGCCTTGGACTGACACCAACCTTTACGCCCAGCGCGGCGAGCTGGAAATGATCCTGGATGGCGACACCACCCCCGGACGGGTCGAGGCCATGTTGGAAAAGCTCGAACAGCTCGGGATCGATACCCGGGTGGCCACGGCGGAAAACGCCGAACAGATGTATCTGGAGAAGCTCGCCTACATCCGCAAGACCGACAAGAGCGCCGACTACAAACGGCTGCAGAAATCCCTCGACGACCGCAACGCCACCACCCCCGAGCGGGTCCAGGCCCTGCGCGGCTATTGGCAAAAGGAATTTGGCGTCCAGGACATAACCCAGCTTTCCGGATACAACCCGCTGGGCGAATACCAGGCAGGTTTTCTGGACCGCGACGCCAAGGGCGGGTACCGGCACCAGTTCCGATTCGATATCACCGAGGAAGATCTTGAAAAACAGATGAAAGGCTATTCGCTGGTCCACGACTTGACCAACGGCGAGAGCATGTCCGGCTTCATCGACTCGATCATGGAGAACAACGGAGCCATGGTCAGCACGGTCGAGAAGATGCGCATGGGTGTGGCTCCGGGTGGAATGTCCCCGGTGGCCGACATGCAGACCGGCGGCGCGAGCTATTTTTTCACCCGGATCAAGAAACAACCGGTCAGCGATGCTTCACCGGCGCTCTACTTCAAGAAACAGATGCTGCGGCGCATGGACGCCATCAGCTACGACCATGACGCCTACGGCAAGGTGATAGACGACTACGTGCAGCGCAACCGGGGGGCCAGCATCGACGACTGGAAGCGGTTCTCGCAACGCCATGGCAACGAGACCATCTTCAAATACTCGGTGACGCTGTTGGACAACATCGAGTTCGTCGTGGCCCGCAGCGACAACGAACGCCGGGAGATCATCCAGACTTTCACCCGGCGCGGCATCAAGAAACTATCTGACGGGCGCAAGGTGGAGGACATCGTCCATACCCCGCAAAGCTGGAGCAAACGCAAACAATGACCATGAAGGACTTTATCGAACAGGAGAAAGGGCGGCTGCAGGAAGCGCTGCACTGGTTCAACAGCCGGGGCAGCCGCATGACTGTCAGGGAATCCGGGGATCTCTTTCTGGATACCCTGGTGGGCAGCTTCACCGTCACCCGGATCGGCCCCCATTTCGATTCCGCTGGCAACCACCTGCGCACCGATTTCTGGCTGTTGTGGAAGGCGCTGGGCTACGACGAGGGCTTTCAGCACGCCCACACCGTCAAGGTCGTCGATGTCAGGATCGAAGACACCCTGACGGCCGAACATGACGGCAAGGAGGTCGAAGGCTGGCTGATTGTCGATCTGACCGACGACCTGGGCCGGGTTCACCATGTCGAAATGATCGAGCCCGTTTCCGAACCCGAACTCGCGGCGGACTGGCAAAGATGGATCGCCTACCGGCAGAAAAACGCCGAGAGATTCCGCCGGATCGACGACCAGCTTCTGGCCGAGCATCTCAGAATTGCGGAGGATTGGTCATGAAACTGCGCTACATGATCGACTCGATATTGGTCGACCGGCGAGCCTCCGTTCCAGAATACGTGCCCGTGGGTGTATGGGTTCAGGGGCCGGGTCCCGGCCTGGATGTGGAGATGTACTACCTCGACCGGGGACCGGATGGGCTGGTCGACCGCAAGGACGAGGCCGCCTGGGTGGTCAACCGTCTGGTCGAGGCCGGGGCCACTTCGCTTCCGGCGGATTTTCTCGAATACCACCGGCTGTCCCGCTCTCCCTACGACGGGGTCTTTTCGGAGATTGCCGAGATCGACGAATACCCCTCCCTCGACGCCTGCGGCAAAGCCGTTCTGGCCCGGCTGAACAACGCCATCTGAAATTCGCCGTCACCCTCCGACACATCGCCGACGCTTCCGGTAAGTAACCGCTGAACGCTCCCCGCAGATCGCGGAGAGCCCAGCAAATTAACCGGAGACGTTGATGGAACTGTTCGCCACAGACCTGGAAAGGCTGGCGTTTCTACTGGAGGCCGATGCGGCGCTGACCTGCGATCCTGACGAGCTCGGGACGGAGGCCGCCGATCAGTCCGCTCCTGAAGAGCTTCCTCCCGAGAAGCGCCCCAAGTACATCACCAACTACATCGGTAGTAAGCAGAAACTCGTTGACTGGATCTGGAAGCATACCCCCGAGGGCGTTGGCACCGTGCTCGACGCCTTCTCGGGGTCTGCGGTCGTGGCCTACATGTACAAGACCAAGGGCCTCCAGGTCATCGCCAACGACCGGCTGCGCTACTGCCACCACGCCGCCAAGGCGATTATCGAGAACAACTCGGTTCGCCTGAGCGAGGACGAAATCGAGGCGCTCCTGGCCGACAACGCCAAGGCTGGCAGCTTCGTTCAGGACAATTTCAAGGGGATCTTTTTTGCCAAGGGCGTCCATGCGCTGATCGATACGATCCGCGCCAACTGCGACAAACTCTCCGGCATCAAAAAAGACATCGCCCTGTTTGGCCTGGGCAAGACCTGCATGAGCGGCAAAGGTGGTTTCGGTCATTTTTCATCCTCAACCGACTACGGTCGACGCAAGGACACGCCAGAGGAATTCAAAGACCGTTTGCGCAAGAACCTGCAACGCATCAATGCGCTGGTCTTCGACAACGGCAAGGAGAACAAGGCCCACCGCCAAGACATCAACGATCTGCTGCCCAAGGCCAAGGCGGATCTGGCCTATTTCGACCCGCCTTACGCCACCGAATTTTCCACCACCAATTACGAGCGAGCCTACCACTTCGTGGAGGGGCTCATGACCTATTGGGACGGCCTCGAGATCAAGGCCGACACCAAGGTCAAGTATTACGAGACCGACCACAAGACGGTCACCAAGGGTAATGCCAGCGAGTTTTTCCAGACCTTTCTCGGCAATGCCAAGCACATCCGACACTGGCTGATCTCCTACCGCGATCACGCTTATCCGAATGAGCAGGAGATGAAGAAAATCATCAGTTCATTCGGCAAGCAAAGCCAGATGAAATCGAAAGATCACCATTACGCGATCACCTCCAGGCACGGAGATGCCTCCAACGCCAAGGAACGGCTGTTCGTCTGCATCCCTGGCTCAACAGCCAAAGCGGAGCAAGAGATGAAACCGGTGCCGCTGGCCGCTGCTGCGAATTTCCACACCAGCATCCCCGTGGACATCCGGCTGGGCGACAGCGAACGCCTCACTGCCGAAGCCATGGATGTCGGGGCACCGGGCGACCCCCAGTTCAGTTTCGTGCTCTGCCGTACCGGCACCAACAAGAACGGCGACCACTTCACCGCCGAGGAGTTGTCCGGTCGGCACATGACGGCCGTGAACAAGAAGGTCGATCTGCAGCACTCTCAGGAGTTCAACGACATCGTCGGTGGCGTCGTCGCCGCCGATTATCTGGAAGACGACAACGGCGGCCGGGTCGAATGCGTCGGCGAACTGTACGTCCACGACACACCGGCGGCTCGACTCGCCTACAAGCTGATGAAGCGCGGGATCATCTCCCAGGTTTCCATGGAATGTGATTACCAGGAAGGCGAATGCTCGGTCTGCCACAAGCGCTTTCAAAACAAGGCCGACTACTGCACGCACCTGCGCAAGTTCAAGGGCCGTGATTTCAACGGCCAACCCGTCTTCGAAATACTGCAGGGTGTCACTTTCACGGGACTGGGCCTGCTCGACCGCAAGGGTGCGGACGAGAACGCCCGAATTCTGCAGGTGGCATCGATTCAGAGCCAACCCGACCAATCCCAACCCGAAGGAGATTCCACGATGGAAGACAAAACCAAACCCAACGATGACCCGGCCGCCAAGACTGAATCAGACGCGGCCAAGAAGAAACCGGCCCAGCAGGAAGGCGATCCTGCCCGTGTTTCCGACCTGGAAAAGGAAAACCGGCAGCTCAAGGCCCAGGTGGCCGAGTTGCAGAAACGCGTCCAGGAACTGGAAGCTGAGCAAAAAGCCGCAGCCTGCCGTTCCCGGGCGAAGAAGCTCCTGACCCGTCTGGAGAAGCAGGGACTCTCCTTTGCCTCCGAAGTGGACCGTGACGCCGAACTCAAACGCCTGGCGGAACTGTCCGACGAAGCCTTCACCGCCACCGAGGCGGCCTACGAGCGTCTGCCCAAATCGGCCAAGGAAGAGAAACTCGCAGCCAATGACCAGGGGGACAAGCCCGCCGCCAAGGCATCGACGGAACAACCGCTGCGCAGCGACGCCGGTGTCCGACCCCACGATGTGGACGACCGCAAGGTGTCGCTCGAAGACCGTCTGCGCGACGGGTTCATGGCCGCTTACCGCAACCGTGTCGGCGAGGACTCTCCCGAACACTCGGAAATCAACGCATAAGGAGGAAACACCATGTCATTTATCAATCCGTGTCACCGCAGCCTCGCCTATGGCGACGGCCACATCCAGGGCGACGGCCAGCTCGGCCAGGTAGTCCGCGTGGTCGGCAACGACCTGTTCGCCGTCAACACTGACCCCACCAAACGCTCCTTCGGCATCCTGATCAAGGACTACGCCGGTGGCGAGATGCCCGGCATCTACTGCGACGGCGGCGTTTACGAGACCGATGTCTTCGAAGGGACTATCGTCGCAGGGGATGACCTGAAAGTCTCCGCCAACGGTCGACTGACCAACGGTATCGCTGCGGGAGAACGCCAGGTCGCCCATGCCATCTCCGTACAGAGCGGCATTCTCAAATTCCGCCTGTTCGTCTAATCCAAGGAGCCAACGCACATGAAAACCAATCAGTTGAAGATTCATTCTCAGGAATACATGGAAACCATGGCGCGGCTCATGAGCGAGGCTCTCGAGTCGCCCGAAGGTATGCGGGCATTGGCCGCCGCCATTGCCGCGCCTATCGAACAGGAAATCAAGCGCAAGGAGATCTCCTCGCTGTTGCTCACCAAGCACACGCTGCCCAAGGGCGAACGCCCGGTCTACCAGAAAAAACCGACCGTCAAGGCCCACTGGATCAGCAAGGATGGCGACGCCCAGGAACAGGAGGTGGGCAAGGACGAGGTCGAGTTCCCCACCAACCGCATCCACTCCAATCCGATGGTGGATGTTTCCGTCCTCAAAAATGGCAACATCGGCACGCTGATGGACATCCAGACCAGCGCCGCCGACGCCATTCGTAAGGAGATGGATCGGCGCACCATTTCGGTGCTGTCCTCGGCCATCCCGGCGTCCAACATCATCGAGGTCGCCGGTGACGTGCTCACCGAAGAGGCGCTAAACGAGGCCATCTCGATCATCGAGGACCTGGAGCTGTCGGTGAAGTACATCGTCATGCGCGGCCGCCGGTTCAACGACATGCGCGGTTGGAACCTCGATCCCCAGACCAAGCTCGAGCTGCGCCAGAAGGGTGTCATCAAGAACTACGGCACCGGCGGCATTCTGCTGACCGCCTCCATGCCGTTGGACGAGATCATCATCGTCCCGGATGAAGAGGTCGGCAAGATGCCGGTTCGCGAGAACCTGAAGACGGAGTCCATCGACCAGAAGACCCGCTTCAAAACCGGCTGGCTGGTGTGGTCCGAGATCGGCCAGGGCATTACCCGCCCCGACATCATGGCCAAAATCAAACTGGTTCCGTAATCCGGGAGGTAACGTGACATGAATCGAATCAAGAACATCCGACCCGGTATCCTGGTCATTCCTGATGCCGGGCTGAAACTCAAGCCCGGACAGGTCGTCGAGGTGGAACATTTTACCAAACAAATCCAGGCTGCCCTGAAAAACGGACGCCTGGCCATGGCCGACAAACCGAAGCAGGAACCTGTCGTGAGTTCCGAGCCCAACCAGGACGCGGAACCGGTGGATCTGAGCAAGCTCTCCGCCACCGACGCCATCTCCAAGGTCAACGAGGAGGCCAATCCCGAGACCCTCAAGGGCTACATGGAAACCGAAAAACGCCGCACGGTGATCGACGCGCTCAAGAGCCGTCTGGAGGGCATGCAAGGTGCTGCTGAGTGATCTGATCGCCGACCTGCGGCTCGATCTTTCCGATCCGGGCGCATCTCTCTTCGAGGACCAGACTCTGGATAGATGCGTCCGGAAGGCCGTTTTTCGAGTCGGCCGCGATCTTGACCAAACGCTGACGGTAACGGCCGGAGAGATCATCCCCGATCCCTCCGGAGAGGTTCGGGAGCTCTTGGTGATCATGGCACAGATCCACGCCTGCCAGGTCATGCGGTCGGCCACCGCCAACGCCTTTTCTTTTTCCAGCGGCGACAAGCGGGTGGACAAAACCGGCCAGCCTGGCCATTGGGCCAAGCTCGAGGCCGATCTGCTCGCGGACTACCGCCAGCGGCTCACCGAGTTGCGCCCGGCCACCCAGCTCGACCGGGAAGCCTACATCCTGACTCCGGGCGGCCTCACGCCGGTCATCTACGAACAAGGGATCGACCTCGATGTTGTTGAATGACCGGGAACGCGCAGAAGCCGTGGCCGACGTCGCCCGGCTGATCCTCTCCTCGGGTCAGACCGCACGCATCCTGCGCGTAGTCCCCGGCGAGCGGCTCTACGGTACCGACGATGCCGATTACGCGGAAGTCTCTGTCATCCCCCTCGAACTGAACGAAACCCCGCCGGAGGAGCTGAGCGACAAGATCGACGCGCTCGCCTGTGTCCTTCCGGATGCCGACGTTCATGGTGAAGACCGCCTGGCCGCAGACAGGGAAACCTATCGCATACAGAGCGTGGAAGAAGAACACTTCTTCGGGACCGTCACTCACAAGAACCTGCAACTGGTGAAGCTCAATGGGCGTTAGGCGGACCGGTGATTGGGACAAGGCCCGCACCAAGCTGACCACCGGCATGGGGCCGCGCCTGGCCACGGCTCTGCGTCAAGCCACGATCCGCAACGCCCTTTTTCTGGTGCGTGAGATCCAGCGGGGGATTCGCTCCCAGGCCCCGGGAGGACAGGCTTTCGTGAAACTCGCCGAAAGCACCATCGAGCGCAAAGGCTCCAGCAAGGCGCTCATCGACACCGGCTTTCTCGTCAACGCCATCACCCAGAAGATCATGGCCGACAAGGCGTTCGTCGGCCTGCTGCGCGGCACCGTCAACAAGGACGGGGAAGACATGGTGAACATCGGT